GCTTGATGCAGGCGAAGTTACAGACAGGTCATTGTACTGTATGCACTTATTGAACAATGTATTGCCAAAGAGATTCACACGCGTAGTATTTCCTATAACAGATGTTGGCAGGGCTATACGGCTGTTTATATCAGATACCTGCTTATCTGCCTGATCCTGCTGATCGTATAGCAGTTGAAGCACTGAGGTATTTGTTTTATATGCTTCACTGTAATTGCCGTCTACATTATCTTTAGACAGGCATAACATTACGGCATTCTCCGGCACGGTTATTTCTGTATACACATCAATGGCTGCAGATATAGCCTCACCGCCGGAGACAAAGTTTTCGGCTGAAATAGTCGTGGATGAATAGAAGGCATAGGCGCGCTTTTTCCCCGATCCTGTACTGACAAGTTTAGCTTTAATTTTATAGGTATCACCTGCTTTAATATCTGATAGTGTAAGTACATTCCATCCTTTCACGCCCATTGTTGCGCCTGTCTCTCCTATGCAACAGTTGCTTTGCGGATAGATGGATAGGCTAAGGGCGGTGAGGGTGTCGACCGATGAATGCAGTAGATTACTGTCATCTGTCCATGCCTTTTGACTTGGTACTTGTGTAACAGACTGCCCTTTTTCCTGCGACACACTAAACAAAGGAATCAACGCTTTAAAATCTATACGTCCCGACTTAAGACTGACTGTCTTATCTTCATAAGCTAGGAACGTCGATTTATTGATGTCTTCAACTATCGGCAACTCAGAGCCTTTTATTATTTTAATATTAGCCATATTATTTAGTTATTTCTATGTATTCGTTATCTTCTGTGAGTAGCGCCGAGCCGTCCTCTGCACCCAGTACATAGGTTGTCAATCCGGTATCTAACTGCATAAACCGAAGCGTAAAGCTCACCATAACACCCCGCGCAAATACCCCATGCTTTTTGAAATTCTCCATTTTCAGATAATAGCACGATGCCCCGCCCAGATAGGTCTCTATAAGCAATTCACCCGTTTGGCTGACATGATTAAACAACGCCTCATAATTGTGGTAGAACTCAGCCAAGCTGTTAGCCGCCATTGTACACTTGATCGTTATTTCTTTAGCCTCGAATGTCGGGTTACTGTTTGGGTAAGCCAGCAAGCCCGTATATTTTGCAAATTTTCGGGTTAGCGGTGCTTTAACGGCTGCCTGTGCCAGCATACTGCTGTAGCATTCGTTGACAACAATACCGAACTGCGCAAGATCGTAGCCATTGAGCAACACACCCGACAGCGGGTAATTCTTGCTTGAGGCTGGTACGCGTATGGCAGGGTCGGTAAAAAGCTGTAGCGGGTCGTCCATCGAAAAGTTAACCTTTACCCATCCCTGCTTAGCGCCCTGCTTGTACAAGCCGCCTTTATGCTTATAGTCGGCAACCGACAGGTAACGCATCCGGAATGTACGGGCAAACTCGCGGCTGTATAAATCAATATATCCGGTAGCGATAAGCCCATAGAACGAATTGAGGTTAAACTCATATTCGAGGCTGTTGCCGTTGGATATATAGAACTGCACCGACAGGCTGCGCTCCTTGAAATACACCTCTGTGAGATCGACATCGAGCCCGTCATGCTCATGCCAATTATTCTGCTTTGGCTCTACGCGGGCAGGAAATGGCAGAAAATCATAATCACCACCTCTGAGAATCAGCGCCCCAAAGTCGGAAATATCAGTACCGTTAATAATTACACTTCCTTTCATTCTCTCAGTTTCATTTTTAGCCCGTAAGCGTCAATATCTTCCAGTTTCTTAACCACGCGCGGCAGTTCTTCTAGGTATAGCCAGTATTCGGAGCGCTCGACTAATACAGATAGCTGCCCCGTAATAGTACGCTGTATGAGCAACTCTTCGCGGTTGTCGTTGCGTATGTCGCCTACTATCTGACGTACGGCATACACCCCGCCCGTAAGTTCATTAATCGAATCCTGCGAGGCAGTGGCAAAACCCTGCGAAGCGCCTGTGCGTGATGCTTCGCTCTCCCAGCCGAATATACCCATCAGTTTGTCGCGTTCAGCCAGTGCATTATTGACAATGTCCTGCCATTGGTTTTGCAGGCGGGTATATTCGCTGTCGCTTATCTGCCCGTCGTTGCTGTTATAGTCGGCGAAGTTGTCGTAAAATTCTTGCAACTTGTCAGCGTACAGCCTGTCTATCATTGATTTTAAGATTGCTTTTTGCATATATCCGGCAAAGTCATTCGAAAAGTCCTCTGCCGAGCTGCTCATATCAGATAATGTATTCAGAAAATTATCTTTCAGGCTATCGAACGATATACCCGTTGCCGCTTCTTTAGCTGCCTTGATAGCTTCCTGCGCCTGATCGGCGTATTCTATGATCTGTTCGAGATACCCCCTGTAATCAGCATCCATAACCGACCATAAGCCGCTGTAATTCTCTTTTATCCATTGCAGCTGATCTGCCGACATATCCAACATATCAGACATGCTATTGAATGCAACCCCCAGCTGAGCGGATATTTCGCCGGATACGTCTTTCCATGTTTTACCATCGAACACATTGTGCTTGCTGTCCCACATCCGGTAGGCAATAGAATGGCTACCGGAACTTTTACCAGCCTCAAGCCTTGCCTGTGCCAGTTTTCTGACGGCATCAGCCTGTTTGTTGATAAGATCGAGCGTTTCCTGCTCTACGCGGCGCACTTCATCGGCTGTAGATGTACGCAGATATTCGTTTTTCTTATCTATGAGGTCATTCCATATACCGAGCAATGCGTCATACTTACTTTTCAGATCGGTGTATTCCGAATAGTCAGCGCCGCCGAATATACCGAATGCCGTTTTAGCCAAGCCACCCAAAGCCGTCAGCCCCCCTGTTATAGCCGAGACGGGTTTTGTTACATCAATAGAAGCAAGCCCCGACAGCACCTGATTTAACCCCTCTACCGTCTTTTGTGTGTCTTCGGACAGGCTTACGCCTAAATCGCCAAGCGTTTTCATTAACGCGTCGGACACATCGGAGATATAGCCAGCCACTTCTTTGAATTTCTGCGCTGGCAGTTTCTCTATTTTTTTATTTACTTCGTCCTGTTGCGCCTTGACCTTTTTCAGGTTGGCAGCCAGCTCTTCGGTAGGTGCGATGTCGTAAGCTTCCTGCATAGCCTGTTCGGTCTGTTGAAGCCCTGCGAGTTGTATCTGTAACAGCTCTTTTTCTTTATCGGCTTGGAACAGGTAGGTTTTATTGGTTAGTTCTTCTTTACGAAGAGCCATGTCCGTTTCAAAGTCAATTACGGTCTGTCGGTTGTCCAGCCTTGCAAGCTGAATATCCTTGTCGCGGGCAGCATTCAGTTCTTCAATCTGCGTAATGGTAGCCCCTGCTTTGGTCGCTTCTCTGACAAGCTCGGCATAATACTGGGTTATGCTGGTTATATTTCGGTCGAGCTCACTGGCAAAGCGGGTGTTTACCTCTGTGAATATACCGTCAAGCGTTGCCTTTGCCTGTGCATTTATGCGCCCTGTCTCCGCTTCATACTGGCGGGTAGCTTCCACGTCTAAGCTGAGCAATAATGTGCGCTGCTCTGTGGCTGGCTTTCCCGTCTTTTTCTCAAGCTCGGCAACGCTCCTGTATTCCCGTTCGAGAAATGCCTGTGTCTGGTCGTATTCGGCTTTAGCGGCTTCGCGCTCCTTTTCAGCACCCTCATGTATGGCTTTGACAGTTGCCGCATCTATGCGCTTCCGGTAATCGTATGCTTTTTTCTCAAGATCAGCGGCGGCTTTTGTCGCTTCTTTTTCGTCGTCTTTTGTCTTGGTCTTTTTCGCAGCTGGCGTTTTAGTTTCTTTTATCAGATCATTGACATTTATACCCTCTGCAAGTTCCCTGTTTGCTTCATCGAGCTTGCCGATTTCCTTTGTCGTTTGCCAAATAGTCTTATTATATTCTTCGATGTCAGCAGTAGCTTCGGACATTTCTTTACCACGCATCATATTCATGGCATTTGCGGCATAAGGGTTACCCCCCGAATTTTGAGCATTATATTTATATCCGGCTGCTTCTTTATTCCTTTCTGCCTGCTCTTTATCAGCTATGGCTTGCGTTCTCTTTTCCTCTAATTCTAGTTTTTTAGTCTCGTTTTCGACTATCTTATCTTGAGCAGCGCGGGCTTTTGCCGCCGCAATGATAGATGAAGCCAAACGGTTATACGCGTCAGCTCCTTTTCCTGCTAGTATTTCTTCCTGACTGAGATTTGAAAAATACTTCGGGTACAACCTCTGTAATTCGTTAGCAGCTGTTATCCGGTCTTGCTTGGAATTAGCTTCCTTTTGCGATGCGTCATATAATAATTTTAAGGCGACTGTTTCCTTTTTAGCCGCTTTTTCGCCCTCACTGGCGGCAGCTTTCAGACTGTCCGATACTATTTTATTTAATCGGGTGATCTCTTCCTGCTCTTCTTTCAATTTTTTGAAATGTGAAGCAAGGACGGCTACAACGGCAACTATAGTGCCTAAGCCCGTTGCCAAGCCCAAGCCGAGCATTATTTTACTTTGAGTGATGGTAAAGCCTAACTGTGTGTTTAGTATCTTGACGGCATTAGCCCAGCCCGTCTTAGCCGCTTGGATAACCCGCACATTGCCGATAGCATTTACTATTTGGGTATTTTCTATGCCGAGCCCCTGACATACTCCTTTTATGGCAACGCTCAGTATCTGATTGGATGCGCTGTATGTGTCTGCCGATTTGCTGCCAGTGTCGAGCTTTTGGTTTATGTCTTCCTGATTGCTGATTAACTCCTTTGCATTGTCGATAAGAGCACCTTTTGTCTCTGCAAGACCTTTCTCGGCATCTACCAGCACATCGGCAATGTCTGCCCCGTCCTGTACGGCTTTGTTCATTTGCTCGGTAGTAGCCCTGTAAACGGCAAGCTCCAGATTAGCCCTGTCGAGGGCGGCTTGCATCGCATCTATTTTCTTGGTCGAATTGTCGAACTCGTCACCGCTGCCTGCTGTTTGTTTCCTTTGCTCAGCTAACGCTGTAGACATATCCTGTACAACATTTTGGAGCCGTTCGATTTCCTTTTGCATGGTTTCGACCGACTTTGTCATTTGTTCATTAGCAGCAGAGGCTTTGCCCGCCTCTTCGCTAACGTTTTGGTTCATGTTTATATCTATGTCTATTGGCTCAAGCATAATAAGTTACAAGTTACGAGTAGACGAGTTACAAGTTGTAAGCACGCACAATCTCAATTTATCTACCGAATGCGGCGGCGGCATCTGCTACCGATGTTATTGTTTCTGTCTCGCTGGGCGGTGTTCCTCTTACATAGCGTGGCGCGTCTGCCATTTCAAGCAGGAAGAGTACCCACGCCTGCCCCCAAAGTATGTAATGGTGTGTATATCCGTATTTCTCTTTTAATTGACCTATGATTCCGAAAGGGCTATGAAGACCAGCGGTGTAGCCTCTTAACTCCCTTTTGCCTGTTGCCCCGTCCTCTTCTCCATCATCATCCGTACCTGACGATTGAAGTATGCGGTAATAGCTGTAAAACCCTCTATTTGATTCAGGCTTTCGATGTGCCTGTATATCTTTATCAGTACATGCGCCGGACACTTCCACAATAATTTTTGAGCAAGGGCTTCGCGCTTGTACTGTATTGCCCCGTCATCGTTGAGTATGGCGGTCGCTATCACAGTAGCAATAACATCGAGCCTGCTATGCAGCTCCACATTAGTGAGCCGTTCATCGAGCCCGTTTTCAAGCATCAATACAGCTATTTCCATGATAGCACCAGCCCGAAGCGGGCGAATGTGTATTCTGTTGTTGCGCCTTATCCTGTCCCAAAAAGGGGCATCGGGTATTGTAATCCGAATACCCCTTTCAAGTAACAGGTTAGCGGCTTTTACCTGTGTATCAGCCATAGATCAACGTTATTTCTTGGTTGTTGACGTTGTTGTCGTTTCTGTAGTAGTTACAGGAGCGCTGAGAGGCATAGCCTTAGCCACTATTGTTTGTGGTGCCGGAATGACAGCTGTTACATCTGTTTCCCAAATTCCAACTATATTGCCCCCTGTAGCAGGAACTAGCGGAGTGAAATCAAAAGGAGCTTTAACCCTGCTGTTATATCCCACATTCATATCTAACAGAACATAGCCCTCAACGCGTGGATATACTACCCAGCCACCGCCTTGAAATCTGATTCTTATTGCTTTTTGTAAAATTTTGAGGACATCTTCCATCAGATAAGCTGTACCATCTGAATTACCCCCAATTAATTCTACAAGTTGCGCTATTGTCATACGAATAAATGAGCCGGCTATATTTCTTGGGTCTCCTATCGTAATTTCATTCTCCACAGGTGAATCGGCTTCATGCGAGTAGATAGGTGTCTTGTTAATTGTAGGCGGCGTTATTAGAAGTTCATCATCACGCAAGGTGTCAGGCGCAGTCTTCCATTCAGCGGCTAATGCTGTAGCTTTGTCTACTATATCGGTATTGTCTGAGAAGTCAATACCTGCAACTCGCCATTTTACTCTTATTTTTTCTTCTGCCATTTTGATTTTATTTTTTTATAAATTATGAATACTATAAATAACCCCAGCAGGATGCGCCCGCACCATATCTGAAAATTTTGCCAACCGCTAAGCGCTATAGTCTCTTTTTTACTTAGTTTGGTTACAAGTGCCTTGTTACTTTCTTTGTAGCGATACACCTCTGTTGTCAGTTCATCTATTAAGAGCGTAAGGCTGTCGCAGTTGGCTGTTATTTCAAGTGTGCCATCGTCGGCAATGGTTGCCGTAGCTGTGGCGTTTCCCTGTTTATTTTCAAACTTTGCCCCTTTCGGCAGGCTTGCCAGTACGGCGGGGTCGATGTTAAGCTTAACCGTCGCCTGCGGGGTCGTTATCGGCTTGGTCGTCTTCGTCACTCGTAGGCTCACGCTGTCGGCTTCCTGTACGCTTTCCCTTACTTCGCTTGTCGTCTCTTGTTTTGAGCTTCGACAGCTCCAGCTGAATAGGACAAGGAGCATGAGGGCAAATAGTGTATTTTTTGAACGCATCTTCAAATCGTGTTAGTGCTTTTTTTAATCCTTGTATCTCAAGCTCTGCCTTATGCAGGCGACTTGCTTGGTCGTCATGGAGCTTTTTATAGAGGTCTAGCCACGAGTTCTGATTCTTTATTTCCTGTGCCTCGTTATTAGCTTTCATGCCGTCGACCTCTGCTTTCAGCTTATTCTTTTCAGAAGTGGCTTTCCAACCGAAATAGCCTGTCGCCAGTGTTACAACTGCGAGAATAAACTGCGAGACCTCTATAAAATTTAGTTCCATAACCTTACCTTGTTATTTTGCTTTGTAGATTGAAGCCTGCAACCACATCGGATAGTATTGCCTGCTTTCCGTTTTCAACTCTTGACATAGCAGCAACAATACATATATAAGCATCGCCGTCCTTTGCTGTCAGTACCTGATGGCGCGGTATGCCGGATAACTTTACAACCTGTGCTATGTATGCTTCAGTATCGTTGTTATCTTCGGGAGGTGCCCATGCCTTTATGATCTTATCTATCGTGTTGCGTCCATACTTCGACAAATACGTACCCAGCGTTACAAATGCGGCGCGGTAACCGTATGCCATAGTGCTGAATGTGATGAAGGATTTATCAGTTCCGACAACCGCCCCCTGCCATTTATCACCATTGTGGCGAATGTTCAGGGGGTTATTGTTTCTTAGTCCTCGTGCCATTGCTTTACTCTGTTACAGGTTCAGAGAAATACCCCTCGCCAAGTGTTGCTATAATAGCATCGGCAAGCTGGGCGTTTGTCATGCCCTCTGTAATTTCTATTACAAGATTATTGTCAGCGATGAATGCCTCAAGCGCGCTTCTGCTTAGCCTTTTGATAGCTGCCTGTGTCAGATGCGTGCCTGCATCATTTACCGGAGCACTGGCAGTGCTTACCGCTTCGGTCGATGTTGCTGCTTTCAGCTCGTCGAGCTCAGCCTTGAACTCTGCCAAAAATGCCTGCTGTGCTGCGTTTGTCTCAGCCAAGTCGCTAAGCGATGTAACCAACAGTTCTAAAGTTTGTGCAGATACCGGCTGCCCTGAATTAATATCCAAGCCCTGAGTAGAGAATGTGCTTGTACCTACGAAGCCCTCTTCCGCTGTATCTTGTACCAAAGCAATAACCCCTTTACCGTCTGCACGCATGATAGTACCGCCAGCACGTAACAGGAACGAATAAATATCACCATAGTACAGCGGGTTGTCTTCCGAGCCGAATGCTTTAATCTCACCAACAGAACGGCAAACATATTTCTCATACCAAAAAAGTGCCCCTGCGTTATCTGTCGGGTCGAATGTTTGCGGGTCGTCTTCATCGTCTACCAGCCACTCAAGCGGTGTGCCGTCAGCCTTATAGATAAGAGATTTAGAGCGCAGCATGAAGTTAAACGTAGCCAGCTTACCTACTACGCCGTTTTTTACATCGGCAGCGGCATGGAACGCCGTAGCGTCTTTATCTGTCATGCTGTTTAAAAGCTGTGAATACATATGCGCATCAAGCAAAGCATAGCGCCCCTCTTGAGGTACATTCTTGTCATTAAACACAGTCATTACCCTGAATACATCGGCTACGGTCAAGGCTTTGCGGAATCCTGTAGACCCATTCAGATATGAAGCAACGGCGCTGCCCGATGTTTTCAAAATGCTGGTTGTTTTGGTAGGACTCCAAGAAAGAAGAACGTCATTTGCTACAGTTTCATGCAATACCGCCCTGTCTTCTGAAATTGCTGATTCACGTTTGTTGTACGATAGTTCGACAGTTTCGATGTTCGGTATGTAGATAGGGTCGGTAGTAAATTCATTCATTTTATATTCTACGTCCTTATCTTCGCGCTTCTTAGCAGCGGCGGGTACTGTAGTCCTGTTTTTCTCTGTTTTGGATGGTCGTCCGGCATTCGGTATATGTACAAGGCTGCCCGTTACATATTCATCGGCATTAAATGCCTTGCTCAGAAAGGAATTGTCTGCAAACAGGTTGCCTATAATGGCTTTATGCCATATTTCGACAGACAGCCCCATATTCAGAGCGCCCGTAGCTGTACCTCCGAACAGGCTCAACAGCCCGCTTGCACCAAGCACACCCGCAAAGGGCAAGCCCGATACTACCGACACGGCAGAGGCGCTCAATACGTTGAATACTATAGCACACAATAGTGCAATTACATGTTTTTGTTTCATTTTCTTAATTGTTTAGTTATGATTACTGCTTTTGATTGTTTTTTTAAATCGAATTTAAACCGGATTTAAGCAGTTGGTTTTTTGCCAAACTCCTGCTCGTATTTATCGGCGTAAACTTCGGGGTACTTATCTTTAAGCATGATAAGCTTGCCGCCTTTGTCGAGTTCGTCCCAGCTCTTCGCGCTCAGATCGGTAAGTTCTGCCTGATTCCCTTTTTTTGTTTCGTCGATTTTTTCGACTACAGGCTGACGGGCTGGCAGGCTGTCAAGTAGCTTTTTAGTACCCTCATGGTCTTTATCAAATAGCTCAAGCCATTTTTTAGACACAGACTTTTCTGCATCGTCATTGATCTTGCCCGACTTAACGGCAGCATCGACAAGAGCTGCGGCTTCCGATTGCTTGGCGGTTTTATCTGCCAGTTCCACTGCTTCAAGCTTGGTCTTTAGGGTTGTGTTCTCTTCGCCAAGCGTTTTATTACTATCCTGTAGCGTAACGATAGCCGCTAATACAGCCGCATCGTTGGCGTTGTCGGATAGGTTCAATAACTTCAATAATTCTTTGTTCATTTGATTTTCTTGTTTATATGGTTTAATAAAATCAGATAGTTTTATTTCGTCTGATATGTCGATCTCTATGTCTTCATTGTCATAGAATTTAAGGGCATTATGATTTGCTCCTATGCCAACTATCGAAGCTTCACGCAAGCGGCATTTTATGATAGTGGGTAAGGTTTGCCCCTCAAGCATAAGCTTAGGGTCTTCGCTGAAAACAAGGTCGGCAAGCCCTGCCGAAACCATTTTAATAAAGCCCCTTTTCACCTTTCCGATTATGCGCTGTACCTCTTCATCGGTATCGGCTTCATCAAATTCGACATCAATAAGTATCTGCTTGTTTTCTTTCCACACATTAACACATCGCCCGATTGGTAGTTTGTCGTCAAAGTGATAACTCAAAAAAATAGGATTACGCTTGAATTGAGACAGATCAACCCCCGTAATTAATACTCTGAAACCATAGGACACTACACTTTCATCAAGCAGTGTAAATCTATGGGTGTTATTATTTTGTGATTTTGCCATTTTTTCGCTTGTTTTTCACAAAGAAAAAGGCAAAAAAGAGGCATGGCAAGAATTATTATAACGCTTGTAATGATTGTTTTAACCCTTGTAACTTTTCTTTTTTACCATTCGTATGCGGGTTAGTTTTGCTACAAAAAAAGATGGCAAAACAAGAGTTATCAATCAGCCAAAAGAAAGAATGGGCAAAGCTGCTGTTTACAAAAGAGAACCTTACACAGGCTGAAATAGCCGAACGTGTAGGGGTACGACCTGCAACCCTGAGCAAATGGGTAAATACCGAAAACTGGCAACTGCTAAAGACCTCTATCACCATCACACGCGAAGAGCAGCTCGCGCGACTATATCAACAATTACAGCTATTACAAGAAAAAATACTTGAGCGCCCCATTGCTGAACGTTTCCCGACAACTGGCGAAGCCGATACTATCACAAAGCTGGCATCAGCTATTGAAAAGCTTGAAAGGGAAACGGGCTTATCCGAGATTATCGGCGTATCAAAGCAGTTTATTGACTGGCTGCGCCTGTCAGACCTCGACAAAGCCAAAGAACTGACAATGTATTTCGACGCTTTTATTAAAGAAAGGTTAAGATAAAATGGCAAAGCAAGTAGATAAGCAAGCGGTTTTAGACTGGGACAAATACGTACAGAACATACAGGCTGAAACTACCATAGATTCAAATATGAGCTATGCCGAGCGCGAAAAAAAGCGCAAGGAACTGGAAGACGACCCTATAGAGTGGATGTATGAACTATTCCCAAACTACGCCAAGTCTAAATTTGCCAAATGGCAGATCGTGATAATATTAATGATAATCAAACACCCCCAGTTTTATGCAGTGTTGTCATGGGCTAGGGAATTAGCCAAATCGACAATAATAATGATGATTGTCATGTATTTGGTTTTGACCGGACGCAAAAAGAATGTGCTTTTAGTATCTAACAGCTACGACAATGCCGAGCGACTACTGGCACCGTACAAAGGTAATTTTGAGGGCAACAAGCGCATAGAGTTTTATTATGGCATGCAAAAGGGCATCAAATGGGAAGACGGCGAATTTATAATTAAAAAAGGCGCTGCTTTCCGTGCGCTGGGTGCCGGGCAGTCGCCGCGCGGTACGCGTGTAGAAAACGTGCGCCCCGATGTAATACTACCCGACGACTTCGACACAGATGCCGATTGCAGGAATATTGATATTATCAATAAAAAATTTGAGTGGTTTGAAACGGCGCTCTATTTTACACGTTCATGGTCTGAGCCCTTACTGACTTTGTGGGCTGGCAATGTTATCGCTAAGGATTGCGCAATAGTAAGGGCAGGAAATAAAGCCCTTGAGCTTTCAAAAAAGGGGCGGGGCATCTGGGATATTAAAAATATCCGGATGGTGAATATAAACAAGCCCGACCCTAAAAACGACTTTCTTTATGGTAAGAGCGTTTGGATAGAGAAAAATTCAGAAGAGCAAATAGACATTGTGCAGTCTGACGTATCGGCATCGGCTGTACAAAAAGAATGCTATAATAACCCCGTATCTGAGGGTGATACATTCAAAGAGGTTACATGGGGCAAAGTACCAGCGCTAAATACGTTTCCTTTCCTTATCAACTATAGCGACCCATCACCGAGCAACAACACAAAGAGCTTAGCTAATTCTTACAAATCTTCTTTTTTGATCGGCATTCACGAGGGCAGGCTTTATGTTATTACGGGCTATTTAGACAGGGTTACCAATTCCGAGTTTGTAGATTGGTTTTATCATATTGACAAATTTGTAAAAGACCGCAATCAGGTCTACAACTATATCGAGAATAATACGTTGCAAAACCCATTCTATGAACAGGTCTTTATTCCACTTTTTGCACAGGCACGGGACAAATACAATAAGATAATAAACATTACGCCCGATGAACGCCGCAAGCCTGACAAGTTTGCACGTATTGAGGGTAACCTTGAGCCACTAAACAGACAAGGCAACCTGATACTGAACGAAAGTGAAAGAGGCAACCCGCACATGCAGCGCCTTGAGGAACAATTCAAAATGGTTACACCCCGCCTGTCAGCACCTGCCGACGGTGTAGACTGCATCGAGGGCGGGTATTTCATCGCTAATAGTAAACTAAGCCAGCTTACACCCAGCTCTTACACTGTAGGAACTAGGGAAAGAGGCTCTAATAAATTTTAATATGAGACTGAAAAAACGTATCAAAAACATCGCTGTAAAGCTTTATATCCGGTTTAAGGGTAATAGTTATTTTTTGGCTAAGGCTATAGTAAAAGCAGACAAGCTGCATGCTAAAACGGGCAAGCGCTACCGTGTCTTCTTTTTCGGCTATGAGTACAAGGCATGGAACAGACAGCAGATACAGGCACAGAAGCGTATCGGGCTGCTAAGGAACGGGCTCAAGGTAGGTGAGGACTTTGATAAGATTTGCTTTTATGACACTCTAAACCCTGACGGCTATGTTTCTTACTAATGAGGAAATGAAGACGCACCTGTACGCTGAAAATGTCGATGTCATACAACGCAACGACCCGACAATACTCACGGCAGCCATACAGGGCGCGATAATAGAAGCGAAAGGCTACCTAAAAGCATACGATCTCGAAAAAGTATTCGGGGCGATGGGCGACCAGCGCAACCCCTTGCTTTTGATATGGATAAAGGACATAGCTACATGGCACTTTTTGGTATTGTGCAATGCGGGGCATGAACTGAAATTGCGGCAAGACCGCTACGACAGGGCAATAGCTTGGCTGCGCGGCGTACAGAAAGGTGATATAGACCCCGATCTGCCTGTACAGGAAGATGAAAACGGCGAAAACGGGACAGGCATTATAAAATTTGGAAGTAACCCCAAACGGGGACAACATTACTAATTATAAACAAAATGAATAATCTATTTGACGAATACGAGGCATTTGTAGACAAGTTCAAACCTAAAAAAACGACTGACGACTGCTATACACCGCCAGCAATCTACGACTGTGTTTTAAATTGGGTGGCTGAAAATTACGATCTGGCAGGTATGGAAGTCGTGCGACCGTTCTATCCGGGCGGCGATTACAAAAAATTCATATACCCCGAAAATTGTATAGTCATTGACAACCCGCCTTTTTCGATCATTGCGGAGATATGCCGTTATTATACCGAAAATAATATCAAATATTTCTTATTCAGCCCACACCTGACACTTTTTTCCTCGCTGCTGGAAAACTGCACATATGTAGTATGTGGTGCTGATATAATCTATGAAAACGGTGCGCAGGTGAAAACTTCTTTTCGCGCAAATATCTTTCCAGACACTATCATACTTGGCGTTCCCGATCTGTACAACAAACTGAAAGAAGCGAATAAAAAAAAGGATGCTGTCACTTTGCCTAAATATCAGTATCCGGATAACGTCTTAACTGTAAGCATGGTGTCGTCCATCGTTGAAAAAGGAATACCGTTAAATATCGCAAAAAAAGATGTAGCATATTGCAAGGCTTTAGAATCGCAAAAGAATGCCAAGAAAAGCATATTCGGTAACGGTTTCCTTATTTCAAACGAAGTCGCTGCGGAAAAGCTGGCTGCGGAAAAGCTGGCTGCGGAAAAGCTGGCTGCGGAAAAAAGCAATGATATAGTATGGAAATTGTCAGACAGAGAGATCGATTTAATAAAATCGTTGGGTAAGTAAATTTAATTAATTATGGCAAGGAAAGTACAAAATAGAAGAAACAAGAGTAACACCCCAGCGGTCTTACCTCAAATTATAGTCAAAGCCCCAAGCAGACGCACTTCTGATGTGTCGGTATGGCGTAATGCCATACGCTCGGCAGATAGTGGTCGCGTCAAGACGCTGTTTGAACTCTATGAAGACCTATTGATAGATTCTGTATTATTCAGGGCGTGGAGCAACAGGGTAGAAGCTATCACCAATGCAGAGCTTGTATTCCAACTGGAGAACAACGAAAGCAGCGACGATGTAGACAACCTTATGGAATCGCTGAGTTGGGAAAAGCTCATAACAGGTATAATGAACTACAAGGCTTATTCGCGTGGCGGGGTAGAATGCCGATTCGACAACGAATTTACCGTAGACATTATACCGCCCAAGCATATCAATTTGGATAACAACACCATACTGATAAACGATACTGACGAGCGGGGCATTGATTACATCAACGACCCGCACCTGATCGTACTGGGTGATAAGCGCGACTACGGGCTGTTCTTAAAGACCGCACCTTTTGCTATATGGAAACGCGGGGGCTTTGGCGACTATGCACAGTGGCTCGAACTATTCGCTATGCCGCAGCGTATCGGTAAATATTCGAGCTACGACCCGCAAAGCCGCATATTGCTTGAAGAGGCTTTCAAAAATGCAGGCTCAGCCCCGTGGCTGGTTATTCCCAAAGAATCGGACGTAGAAACAGTAAAGGATTCGGGCGGCAATTCGTCCGGCACTTCATTCAATGAGTTCCGGCAAGCATGCAATGAGGAAATGCTTATAACAGTGCTGGGCAATACGCTGACGACTATTGCAGGAGACAAAGGGGCTCGCTCGCTGGGTGAGGTACACAAAGAAGTAGAGGAAGCCATCAACAAATCAGATATGCGCTTTGTCGAAAAGGTACTCAATACATACCTTAAACCCTTACTTGAGCTGAAAGGCTAAAATGTAAAAGGGGGTAAATTCGTTTTCCCGTCGGCAGTAGAGCCATTAAATGTATCAGAGATTATCAGTCTTAGCGATGTACTCGATATTCCGACATGGTGGCTTTATGACAAATACGGCATACCATCACCCAAAGAGGGCGAAGTCTTGGCAAAGAAGCGGCAGGAAACTGCAACAGAAGAGCCAAAAGATAAGGAAGAGGAAGAGAAAAAAGACAAAAACCCGCCTGCCGACCCTAAACAGGAAAAAGACAAAGGGAAAAAGGACGAAGAGCAGAAACTTCATGACGACCGCTTTTTCTTACTGCAACTTTGGGATAAGGCATTTTCTTTTTTCGCAGTCGCCCCGACGAAGTGGAGCGGGGCATTTCAGAGCTTCAAAGGGAACTTGACGAGGCGTATAACGGGAAAGATACAACTATCTGACGGGTATAGCATCAATATAGACCAGCTGATAAATGAAGCTATAAAAGAAGTCTACGGCAACAGGGGCGAGGAACTGATAAACAAAAAGTTCTTCGATATAACAAACGATGTTCTGCAAAATGGTATAGATACTACACTCACCCGTAACGATGTAGACGAAGACTTCGCAAGGCAGTTCAAAGAGAATGCCGCCGTTTTTGCTGCGTTCAAGAATCACCAGCAGACCAAAGAAATAGCCGCCCTGATGTATGACAACGAGGGCAAGCTTGTACCATATAGCCAATTCAAGAAAGAAGCCCTTAAGATTTCGGAAAAGTACAATGAACAATGGCTGCGCACCGAATACAACACAGCGGTAAGGCGGGCACGCGCGGCGGCAAACTTCAAGAAGTTCGAGAAAACAAAGCACCTGTACCCGAATTTAGAATATATGCCGACTGGCTCGACCGTACCGCGCGAAAGTCACGAGATATTTGTAGGCACTATTCTGCCTATCGACCACGAGGTATGGGAATGGCTGATGCCGCCCAGCGACTTTAACTGCGACCACAGCGTAAGGGCTACCGACAAAGAGGCAGCGGGCGTACCTGTGAAACCGTCCGACTGGAACAATATATTTACGGGCAACCCTGCCAAAACCGCCGAATTTATCAACACCAAAGAAACGCCGTACTACAAGCATACAGACGAAGCGCTGCGCTTTGATGTGACGGCAGAGGGCAAAAGGCTGTACAAGGAATATGAAGACAGCAAAGAAGTCTATCACGGCGCTGATGGTGGCTACCTCGAGATAGTAAGGCAACAGGGTAACGAAAGAGCTAAAAACTTGAAGACATACAAGTTCATGGCTGACAGAGGGGGCAAATACCAGCTACTCAAGCCAAGCGTGGCAGAGAATGTAAAAAACCCCGATGCTTTTAACCTGTCAACTGGTATGTTCTCGGACGCCAAGCATCCGGTAACGGAAATAGGCAAAAACGCCATGCAGCGGTCGATACGTGAAGCAAACAAGCAAGGTGTTGGCGAGGTAATTATAAGATTTGAGCGTGAATATTCAACAAGATCACTGTATGACGGAATGAAAGCCGCGCTGCAAGGCAACAGGATAGACAAGGTAGAAAAGATCATTATCATACGCCTGAATAAAGAGCCCGTCACGTTTGCTGTTAAGGACTTAGTCGCGTACTTCTATAAAAAATAACAAAGGAAAGCATCTTGCGAGACTTTCCTTTGTTCGGGTCGCGAGCCACGATTGATTACGTAGTCTCTCAACACTGCAAATATAGCACTTAATTATCAATTAATCACTATTTAAACACTCTTTTTATGGATATGCAGGAATTTAACCGCCGATTTCAGCAACAAATGCAGGAAATACAGGAATTTGTAAAAGGCGACGACATAAAAGACATTATGGGTGTTGAATCGGTCAATCATTTTCAAAGCTCATTCGACAATGAGGGCTTTACCGACGAAAAGCTTGATAAATGGGACGACGTTGCGCGGCGTGACCCTAATAGCGTTTGGTACGGGCACAACGGTTTCCCTACTGAAAAGCCAAAGAAGAAAATAAAGAAAGGCAATACCGAGCTTGTCGGCAAGTTCTCACAGGCACGGGCTACAGCTAAAATTCTCAGGGGCGAAACCAGCGAGCTGCGCAACAGCATATTTTATAAACATACCGAAAGCGGGGTGCGGGTTACCAGCCCGACCGATTACGGGCGGGTGCATCAGTTCGGCTTACAGTCTAAAATTTATGGCAAGGGTGTATTCACCCAAAAGAAGCGCCCATTTATGGGTAAGTCTAAAGTGCTCAAGGCGAGTATTGAGAATAAGATAAAACGGGAACTAATTAAAATACTGAAAAAGAAATGAAGATTATTTATAACGAGTTACTAAGACCAGCAAACGACCTGCTGAGTAGTAATATTATACGCTGGTTCGACTGGGACAAAGGACAGCTTAAGAAAAAAGACGATACCGGGCGATATATGATTGCTGAGCCCTGTTTATTAGTCCGTATCAGCCTGAAAACAAAAGAGAATATAACCACTACCGTACAGGACTGCGAAGCTATTATAACCATGACACTGGCTTTCGACCCACTAAGCATGGGGCGTACTGCCGCCAACGCTCCCGAAGAGGTACGCGCACAAGGCTTAGAGCCTTACGATGTAATCAGCGAAGTATATAAAAGTTATCAGGGCTTTACAGGCAACCATTTCGACCCGTTAACCCGAATATCGGCAGGCGAACTGACACACCCCGATCTGTTTGTATATGAGATTAAGTTCAAGACCGAATTTGAGGACAGCACAGCGGACACATAAAACAAAATAGCCCTGTGCAGCATTTTGCACAGGGCTATTAACCTAAATAAACTCTATTGATAGCTGACAGCCAAGTAGCGCCTTTCGTCTTTCTATCGCTCTCTGTTTGGCTTCCTTTTTCTCTGCAAGTCTTTTTTCTGTTTTCTCTTGTTCAAGCCTGACATTAACACTCAGATAATTATTGAACGTGGAATATGACATCGGATAAACGGGGTTAACCTCATTCTCATAAACCCACTTTTGAGTAGCACCGCGCTTTTGTCCTGCTAAAACAAGCTCTTGCACTGTTTTTACTGTAAGTAATTTATTTCTGTTGTTATATGCCATATATCCAAGATTTTGCGTACATTTGCTGTTGCTACCCAGCCTTTCGCGGAATCTTCGGATATGTGAGAGGCTTTTATTTTCCCAGTACACCACAGCTTTTAGGCGTCCAAGTGTCCTCTTTACCATCTTTGTGCTCGTCTACCCAGCGCTTCATATAAGAAACCATAGAAGTAAACCAGCCCATCTGTGTACCCGTATCAAGGTTCATGTATTCGTCGCGATTGAGCGATTCGCCTTTATATTTGGATTTACCAGCAAGCCGCATATATTCTTTTATCTCACCGCTTAGATTTACGCGTAAGAGGTAAAACCATGCGGGCTCTAAACAAATAGCCAGCTTATCGGCAACACAAAGCCTTGATGGCTTAACATTATCATTCTTGGCGTAGAATCGTGAATGATACTTTGAGAAATCAGCCCACTCTTTGCCAAACAGGAAGCCCATTATTTTAGCCCCCAGCTCTACATGAGCTTCACCCTCTTTACCGTCCATATTCGGCTTGCCTATATAGCCTAAATCATGGACAAAAAAGGCAACCCACAAACGAGGGTCAAACGGAAAGCCGTAAAGCTTGCACCAAGCTATGAATAAAAATATCGGATGAATAAAAAAACAATGTGCTCCGAATAACACGCTTTTAGTTCCTACTTTCATATTGTTATATTTATTGAATTATTTTATACTGTTTCGTCCGGCTTCCATCTTACAACCACATCGGCGATCAATAAGCCTGCGCCGTTGCATCGTTGGCAAATATCCATATCGGCAGGCTCTAAACCGAAAAAGTCGCCATGTTGCGGTACTTCGCCTGCCCCGTTACAGGTGGGGCATATAATGTCGAGAAACCGGAAATGCTCGCCGTTTAAATCCTTTTCAAACATCGGCGGGGTTATTATCAATACTTGCTCTTTTCTGCTCATTTTTTCGATTTGCTAAATTTATCCTGCATCGTGTCAAAATATTTAGTCATACGCTGGGGTGTCATATTACCGCCTTTGTCGTGGAACTGGCTGTTTTCGTTTTCTTGTGTTACTGCCTGACTACGCATATCGTCGTATTTCTCAAACCAATTCATAACCTTTGGCATATCTATAGATTCGTACAGAGTGCCATATTTACCCATTTTTGCCCACTTGAAAATGAGGTGTATGTCGGCAATAGTGAAATAATAATACGTGCTTACAACCTCAAGGGCTATTTCCTCTATCTGTTCATCTGACAAATGCCGCTTTGCATGTATCATTTTGCGCATTTCGATTAAATAAGCCATTATCAAATCCTCTACAGTCTCGCTGTCGTAGTCGCGGCGGATAGCTGCCAAGCTGGGGCATAATTCACTATCGGCAGCCAGCGCCAAAGCATCGCTGACACTCTTAACTTGCTTTAGCTCACGTGTTAGAACGGCGGGCGTTAGCACGGCGGGCAAGTTTGCTTTCGAGGCTGTCGTCTGTAATTCCTGTTTTATCTCCATTTTGTTTAATACTTGCTACTATTTCGTTGAAACTTCCATTTATCCGAGTAAGAGAGAAAGCATTTTGTTTGTACCATTCGGGCAGCTTAAGAAGCAAAAGCCGGAACGTGGCAATAATTGCCGTATCAGTCGGGAACTGAATAATGCCCTTAAGCTTCGTAATGAGTGACGACAACGCCACACCGTCTTTCGCTACAAAAGAATAATCTATGCCCGCATGCTCCTTATATGCTTCTAGGAACGTATCGCGGCACAGGGCGAAGAGTGTTTTTTCTTTCTCTTTGCTTTGCCGCTCATAGGTAACGCCCAAAGCACAGGCGAGCGCTTCGCGTAGCTGCTCTTTGCTCGCCTTTGGGCTGTTTAGGGTCTTGAGTTGCTGGTCTCTATTCATTGGTTTATTGTTATATTTTGTCCGCAACGAACAGTTGAAAAATAAAGACTATCGACATCGAACATTTTTACGCCGTTTTTATTAGCTACATATATCACCCATTTACTTTTAATTAAATAAGGCTTTGGTCTGTAAGGCACTGGGCGGGGCATAATGATTGCCATTTGTACAGGTTGTACATTTTCGTTGCTCATATGCTTTGGTCTATACTCTTTACAGACTATATAGCCATTAAAAGAAGTTTGTCCTGAACAGCTCAGAAATATTACCACGATCAAAAAAGATACTATTTTTTTCATATCTGTACTATTTATATTGTTTCTACTCTCAAGCCTACTGCCCACACAAACCAGCCTATCTCTATAGCCCAGTCTTGCCACTTTGGCTTGTTTTTGTTGGCATGTATCAGCAGCTGCGGGGTAACATTCACCGACTTAGGATATATGCCCGCCTTGAGCTCTATTTTCTTTCTTCCTATTATCATTACCATATCTTGCTTAAAAAGTGCATAACTACATATACTATAAAAATCCATAGGGTAAGACCAGCCAACGGTATCATTATCCACGATATAACCGTTTCCCAGTTTATCTTATATCGTTTCATACTTCGCTGGTCTCCTTTTTAAGCTCAATGTAGAATGTTTCTTCCTGTACCACTTCTACCCCGTAATCTTTCATTTTCTCAGCCATACCCTCTTTATCGCGGTCTGCTATTAACTTTTCTTTATCAAGCTCTACAGTTTTACGGATATAATCAGGGTTTAATTTCTCTAATAGCTTAGCTACTGCTTTTTGAGTGAAGCCTTTGAGGGTTTTTATTTTCGGAGTACCAAGACGAAAACCGATAGTACCATGAGTAAGCTCGATACTCTTTTTCTTTGAAAACAGGGGGTCTTTGTTTTCCATTGCATAGGCTTGGACTAAATCAAATGCCTCACTTTTATCCGCTTCCAGCCTTGACAGTTCGTCTGCTTTTTCGTCACGCAGCTTTGTGAATTTTACATCTAAGTCAGCATTAATTTTTGTAATACTGGCATCTGCTTTTGCATATGCAGCTAATGCTTCGTTCATTTTTTCATCTGAAATGTTTGTTAAAACTGTTTTCTTTACTCTTTTAGCCATGATTTCTTATATTTAATAATTGTTTATGTTCTGTACTGATACTTACTGAGGTTATAGGGTCGCCCGTTATATGACATCTGTCTATTTTCAGGGCGTTGTATCGGTGAATGGCTGTGTCCCATTCTTTCATCGTTGTGGCTTCCATAAGCGCCACCTCAAGGCAGTCGAGCTCTGCGTCAAGTGCTATCAGGTTCATAGGCTTAGGCTTGTTAATAGTTCGTCTAATTCGTTTTGCAGATTCTTATTTTTGAATCGGTTATATAGATTCTTGAGCACGTTTAGCGGTATGTCGTTGAACCGTTCCTCTTTAGCCGCCCTGCAAGCAATGCCTTTCACGTATGCCATATCGGCGGTAATGCGCCTGTGCTCCAAGTTTCCGAATATGGCAGCTATCAGGCGCTTGCGGGCGGGGTCGAGCTGGTCGGTATCTTTCTTCTGCTGTGCGCTGAGATCACGGCGCATTCGCTGGTATAGCTTCGGGTATTTGTTGTAGAGTTCCGACAGGCTCGATGTCTTACCGTCCGAATATTCAAATACCAGCGCCGCGCGGGCTTCGTTAATATCGTCGTACCCGTGTGCTGTCTGCAAATGTGCAAATAGCCATTTGTGGGGGTTAGAGGTTTGGGTTGTCATAGTCTTCTTGTTTTTGCCATTCCATAGAATGGGCTAATGTTTGTAAATAGTCAATATATTTTAGTAGTTTTATTTGATCTGCTTTCATGAAGCAATCAATTATAATTGAACTCGGGCGCTTATCTTCAAACCTTGTACCTCTTGGCGACTGGAATAAACCTAATGTAACTGACTGCCCGCTATCAAACATCATAGTAAACCTGCTATTATCGTTGTCCTTATTAAGCCGCTCCATTACTTTTTTGCGCTCTTCATCACTCAATGTATTCCACTTTCGGAAATCCTGTAAAATTTTATCCTTATTCATGTCTGTATATTTTTATTCCACTACCGCCCAATACTTGTCGGCTTCTTCTTTCCAAATGTTATAATATCCACGCTCACCGAAGTAGCGCCCCTGAGAGATAGCTCTGAACCTGTCGCAGAATATCTTGAGCGATGCCTCTCTGTAGGCTTGTACCGCCGCCTGCTTATCAGGCAGCCCGTTCGGTTGCACATGGCACACAAAAATTATTAGTTTACTCGGGAATAGTTCCCTGAGCTCTTCCACTTGTTTAGCGGTGATACCGCTTTTCTGTATGGTATCTACCACTATCACATCATTTCGGGTGTTGGCTATCTCTTCTTTCAGCTCCTTATAGCTGATAAGGGAATTAATCATTACGATATTTTTCGCCACCTCTTCAAGTCCTACCCTGCGTATGGTTTTTTGCATGGTAATGCTCTGTTGCTCTTCGAAGTTGTAAAACCGGATGCGAAACCCCAGTAAGGCTAGTGCTTTGATCAGTTGCACCACAAAGCTTGTCTTGCCATTCGTCGGGCGACCGCCAACATACCAGATACCGCCTTTCTCAGGACGACCGAAAGCAAGCAGCCACTCACCTATAAATTCGATTACCTCGAACGTCATGCTCAGAAAGTTGGATATAGACGTAGCCCTTTGCCTTGCTGCCTTTTTAGCCATAGTTTTTAAATATTCTTTAAATGGGGTTTATTAATCCAGTGCGAAAAGTTGCTTGAACAGTTTTTCTGTCAGGGGCAGACCTTGACGGTCGGCTTCGCGCAGGGCATACTCTACATAGTCGTTAAGCTCGCCGTAGTTATCTGCCAGTGTTGTTATCAGTGTACGCAGGTTTATGTCGTCTATCGGCTCAAGGAAAGGCGCGTAATCCTTTTCTTTGTTGATGTCTCTTACAACCCTTATGCCTGCTTTAAGCCTGCGGTAAACTTGCGGCATACCGTCTACATCGTGGTCGCGCAGGTATTCCAGTTTGGCTAACAGCTTTGGCGTACCTATCAGCGCAATACAGCAGTATGGGCTCGCTACATCGTAAAATGCTTTTATCATTCGCAGTGTCGGTATGTTGGCGTTTTCTGCCTCGTCGAATGCGATAAACGGCTGCAACCCGTTCGCTTTACGCATGTACAGCTTTGTAGCCATCTTTTGCAGCTTCGAGGCAGGGCTGCCGATCTTCTCTACACCCAGCAGATCACACAGGGTATCTATTATGTCATTCAGCTTATGCAGCGAGCTAAGTTTGATAAAATGCGATTCTACAGGGGCTTCTTTTTTGAAGTAGTTAACCGAATAGGTCTTGCCATGCCCTGTCTTGGCTATAATTACTTTAACGCGCCCTGTTACTTTACCGTCCAGTAGCTCGGTAAATATCTGTGTAAACTGAGGCGTTTCGGTATGTCGCCAGTAGGTCTTGCCGGATATATTCATACCGATGGCAGAGGCTATAGTTTCAAGGTGTGCATCTTTCAGCGGCGTTTTTCCTACAGAGAAGTCGCCATTCATCAAAGCGTTTATATAACTTACATTTAACCCTGTAGCCCTTGCCAGTTGTTCTTGAGACAATGCTTTTTCTTTAGCATATGTTGTAAGGGCTTCTGCGATCTGTTTTTTAGTTTCTTGGTTCATATCTTACTAGTTTAATGATTGTTGTAATAGTTCCATTCTTTGCTTATAAAAGTCGGTACGGTCGTCGTCCTGTTGTACCTGTGCTTGCTTCTCGGCTTTCTTAATGGCGCGGCGGGTAGCTTTCTTCTTTTCTTCCAGTGCTGCCATGTTGCTGACTTCTTTCTGTAGCTCGCCTATGTCGATCTTGCCTTTCTTTGCCTTGCTGGTATTCACACCCTTAAGAGGGGCAACGTTAAGCCCGTGCTGGTTCGGGTGCATGTTATGCGATGCAAGCAGCTCGTTGCGCTCGCGTTCGTTGTCGATGCGCATTTTCTTGTTGGCTGCATCCATTTGGCGTATAAAGCTCAGGTCTTCGCTTGTTTGGTCTTGCATTGCCCGCTGTACGTAAATAAAGCTTTGTGCTATAGTCACAAACCGCATCTTTTCGGCTGCATCTTTTTCGTATAGCGAAACCATGCTCATGTCGTCAGGGCAGTAGCGGGTATAGAACTTGCGCCCGATATTCCGGCGGTAAAAGTCCATATCGGGCATGCCGTCAGCTGTCAGCACCTCAAATGCAAACTTTTGGCTTTGTCCTTGTATCTTTACCTGAATCTCTATACCGTTCGAGCGATATGTTGCTGCGGCTTTTGTAGTAACCCCGAATATAGAAATCATATCGAGGCAATCTACTGCCTGTGTCTCTTCGTTCACGCTGGTGCGGTACATTTCACTGCGGGCGATACCTGTTTTCGGGTGAGGGGCATTATTCCACTCTTCGCGGCGCTTGGCATATTGGGCTTTTACTTCGTCCAGTGTCGGCAGATTCTTTTGGTTTGCAAGAATAAACTCTTCGTTGCCCCTGCTTTCTTTAGTCTTGGCGGTGATATTCTGCCCTGTGAAATACCAGTCTTTATGCAAATAGTGTTCTTGATACCGACCGAATGCCGATTCTATGGTTTTCGATTTTCCGTTATATGGAGCTGTACGTATTGCATGACGTGATAGATTTTTAAGCAAGTCTGAGCTCTCAAGCTTCCTGTGCCCGCCCTGTCCGTCATACTTCAACTCGTAAGGCTTATGCCCTGCTTTTTGGATAGCCATTTTATAGGCATAATATTGCGCTTCGTAATCTTCGGTTTCGCTGATATGATAACCGAGAAAGACTTCACTATATACGTCCATTACTTCGTACACGTTGCATGTTCTTACTTTGCCGTCCTCGTCTTGGTAGTAGTAGTTTAGTTTAGTACCGTCACTGTACCAAAGGGTATCGCGGCGGGTTGGTAATATTGTCCTGTGCTGGCGACCGAATTTTTCTTTAGCTGCCAACTCACCATAGCGTGCAGCATACCATTTCGGCTCTATTTCGGGTCTGTGCAAATAATCGCGCACTGCTTTAGTGCTTTTTAGCTTTTTCCAACCCGCTTTGTCGGCTTTACAGTTGTATTCTGCAAACAGCTGCTCAATGGTAACTATGTCTATCGAACGGGTAGAAAAACGTGCTACCAGCCATTCGCCTGCCTCTTCGGTTATCTTCACAGAATATGTATTCCCGTATCTTTCGCTTATCAAATATCCGTAACCGTGAGTTATATACCCCTGTAGCTTTTCTTGCAGTCGGCGCGGGTTTTTCTTTAAATCGTGTTTTATTTTATTTTCCTTGAGTGTTAGTAGCTTTTGGGTAGCTGCTGCCGCATTTTTCCAAAACTCACCTGTAAGAGGTCGTTTGCTCTTGCTACGTTGAGCCATTACGTGCTTTTCCCATCTTATTTTCAAAGCATCCAGTACAGCGGCGGTATTTACATACAGCTCCTGCACTTCATCGGGCAGGCTCTCTATACGGTCGGCATACTCTATAGTATGCTTTTTATAGAAGTCTACAGCTTCGGTCTTTATCTCTATGTCATTTAGCAAGCCGTCTTTCTCTGCCTCTACTTGCGGGTCGCCAAAACGTTCCTGTGCCATCTTTTTATATTTAGGGGGTAAACTGTCAAATGCTATAAGCGATGGGTTGCCCTCACCGCCGCCACGACGAACAATTTTAGCTTTCTTTCTATAGATCATAGAAAATAAAGTATTTTCTGCCATTAGCCCTGCCGGATTATCAGCTGACCGAATAAGTTGAGCTGTGCTAATACAAACAATGCCGTTATATGTGTCCATATCTAAAATTTTTCTTTTTTTGTGGATATGGGCGGACTCGAACCGCCATCAGCCTTTTTTATGTTTCACGCAGGGGTTTGCACGCTGCCTTTTACTTGTTTTCCCATTAAACTACATATCCTACCCTCGTATCGCGGGTCGCGTAAGCGCAGTCATTGCCTTTCTATCTAGGGTTGTGCCCGTGTAAGACTCGAACTTACATGTTTGCCAATCGGGCTAAATGATTAACTTTGAAGTCTCTAATTTTAAAATCAATCATTATGGGTTATCTTCAAGAAAATTGTCAAAGTGCTATCTATATCTTTTCTTTTCAAGTTACAGGACTTAATAAAAGGGACGGAAAAAAGGCTCTGAATGCTACTATACGTAGATGCTCTATGTTTGCTGAATCTTTGCAGATTAACTTTCACCATGATTTATACCTATACCTTTCCGATGAGAAAGTGAGTTTTGTCCGCCTAATTTTCAATATAAAGGAATCGGAGGATTTTATCCTCGTTAAGGTGCCTGTTCTTTTCACATTCGCTACAGCTATCAAGCTGACTTTCGTCAATCAGGAGTTTTTCGCCAAATAATTTATCCAATACAGGATAATAGGTGCTATGTTTGAAACCATCTACAGTACGACCTAATTGCTTATTTCTTTCAGCACAAGCCTCATATTGTTGTATTGTTGCCATATATCTTTGTTATTTATTAATATTATGTATCAGATAGCCGGATAATAGATTACTTCACTCTTAGATAATTGAGGGTGAAGTATCACTTTCACATATACTTTTACGCCTATTATCCTGATGGTCTTTTTAGTTGCTACAACATCATGGATATTTATACCTGTGCCAAAAACTGGCTCTATCAATACTTTAATCATACTTTTAGTTTTTAAAATCAATCATTATGGATAATAATATTTCAAACTCTTTCAAGACTTTAGGCGAACAGACAAATCTGCTTGCAGAGAAACGTGCATCGTGGCATCATCAGTTGCTGGTGGCAAGCTCAGCTCTCTTCGGAATTCTAATTTCCCTTCATAATGGAAACTCATTATTACTTTTCGTTCGGCTGGTATTTGCTCTGTCTGTGGTATTACTCGCACTCGGTATTTTCCTAATCGGAATAAGCCTATATAGTCATATAGATGCTGTATCTCGCGCTCGGAAAGCAGCGACAGAGGAAGCGATACTCGCAGCTCGCGAACACCGCGCAATGAAGCCTGTCGCCGTGCCCGTAAGAAAAATATTCTCATTCTGCGAAAAAGCCTCATATATTTGCTTTGGGTTATCTGTTTTACTTTTGGCTGCATATTCTGTACTTATTGCTGTTTATCAATCTTAAAATCAATCATTATGAAAAAATGGAGGATCAATTATTACATCACTTATGAAAATCCAAATGCTGTAAATCTTTATCGAGAGTTAATCCATGACGTTCTAAGAAATGTCGCGTTTCTGCAAGGAATCGATTGCGTGATACAGAACGAAGCCCTTTTCTATTACGATGAGCATTTGTACGATGGTAGCAATCCATCAAAAGAAATTTCTGACATTGTATATTTCCGCTCTTCACCGCAGACAACAATTCCTGTTGGAAAGTTCCGGGGTTTGATAGACCATATATTTGAGCCATATCAGATTCTAATTTTTTCGCCTCTACCTGTCGAGGTTGGCTCATTACCTCAGAAAACTTTGCCGAAATATCCGTTTCCAAACGGTTAGACTTGTTTTTCCCTGCTATCAGATTTTCAAGGTTAACTTCTAATAGCTCCAGCTGTGGCTCATTAAGCCCTGCTGATTTCATAGCTTTATATATTTTTTCAATTCTACCCTTATCGGTAATGCTTATTTCTTTCATGGTTTTTAGTTTTTATATGGTTTAATCATTCTAGTTACTTCTTTCTCACTCAGGGTACAGGGAGCACCGCAATAGTGCTTCGTGGTAGGGTCGTAGGGTATAAATACAAAGTCCTCACCCGACATGCCATCATAGACAACCGCCTGTTTTATCGCGCCGTTTTCGCAGTTATACAGCTTATTAGTATCAAATGATATTCTTTTCAT